AGTTAAATACTTAACATTATTCATGTGGTTAGCGCCACATTGGTCTGTACCAGGATCACCATTACCAGCATGAGTTCCATCTTGGTATGCAGACACAGTAATAGCAGCAGTTAAATCAGTTAATGAACTGGAAAAAACAAGTGTATTTGCAGCTAAATCCGTCCATGCAGGGCCTGCACCCATATAGCCTTCAAAAGTAATTGTTGCCATATTTTATTTAGTCTCCTAAGTTAAAATTTCTTCTGGTTGTTTAAATTCAACTAGTTGAAGCTCAGATAACTTTCCTTTTATAAAAGCCATTATTTTTTCTGATTTTTCCTCTTCTTCTGCAATATTTAACAACCTATATACCGTAGCAACGGAATCCATTTTGTTAACAGCGTGTTGTAAAGTTAAAAACTTGCTGTTAACCAGGACTCTTAATTCATCATCGGAAAATTCATTAAATGTTTTAGGTTTGTCAATAACTTCTTTCCTAATAAACTCTCTAATGTCTCCTGTTTCCAGATGTCTTTTATTTGCTCTCCTGAAATAAACATCTTCCATTTCACTCCACATATCAACTATACAAGAGTCATCATTATTTCTAGGATTTCCATGTAAAATAATTCCTTCTGGTTGACCATTAAAAGAATTTAACACAGTAACATATACTTTAGCAAGGACAACTTTCTTGTAAGATTTATAAGGAGTATTAGTATTCATCATACTAAAAGTTCTAGAGTCAAGTGTACTTAACATCTTATCTCCTTTTTAATTTTTCCTTGAAGAGTGGAGATTGACTCCACTCTTTTAAGTTTTTATTTTAATTATTATGACAGTCCACCAAGAACATAAAGTCCCTGAGCGCTCCAAACCATTAATCCGTACTGTTGATAAACTTCTAAGTACCATTGAGGAGGAGTGGGTTTCATGTCTGTATATTGTTTTTCCTTCTGATCTCCAAAAGTAATAAACTCACCGACATTTTCACCGATCACTAGAATTTTGTCAGTAGGAATAAGTGCCGTGTAGGATTCAAGATTATCATAAACCTGATCCACTACCACTAAGGGAGCACCATAATACTTACCTAACATTCCTCTCTCCATGATCTCTAGGGCTTTAGCATCCATCATTCCAGTAGTAGGAGAAACGGCATGGTCATTCCAAAATGCCCCGAATTTTGTAATCGGAGTCATTGCGGCTCTAGTACCCACAACGGCTTTAACGCCAGAAGTGGTTTGATTGATTCTGTCAATAGCATCTTCAAGTGCAGTAGATGTTACCGCACCACCAACGTTGATAAAGTTATTTGGAGTATTTACGGCTGTCCAAACAGAAGAAAGGGCGGTAAAGACTTTATTAATATGAGTATCTCTTAATTTAGCGAGCATCTCAGTTTTAATACTATCAATAGTACCGATCTCCCCATTTTCCATTTCCCATTCATTCCAGGTAACTTTAACATCTGAGCCATCAAGAACATAATTAACTCTGTCGGTAACAGTTACTTCACTAGATAAGTGAATTGAACCAGGAACTAATGTTCTTACTTCAATACCTTTTCTTAGCCTTTTAACTAAACTGTCACCTGGGTTTAATCTTCTAGTATTTAGAAGCATCCCAACAAAATCCGTAGTTACATGATTCGGCTGAACATATTCTATAATCAATTCTGCAACAGCATCCCTTTTATTGGGATCTTTTAACAAAGCTGCGATTGCGTTTCTAAGTTCTTTCTCGTCCATGTTATCCTCCACCATTATAGAATCCTAAAGGTGAGAGCACCTGTAGTAGAATTGTATTTAACCACCTCAGCAAGAATGGCAGATGTAGCATATTTAAGCTTTCCAGCTTCAGTAGCTCCACCATCATCAGCAGTATTAGCAACTGTTAATGTTGCACCTGGAGTAGTTAAACTTGCATTATAGATATATTGCCCCGAAGGAACTGTGAAGATACCATCTCCATGAAGTACTGCATTACTTCCTGAAGGAATAGTTAAACTTCCGTCCTGTACATTAGGGTGTGCCAAAAAAACTTGAGCACTAAACGGGGCGTTTGATGCCTGGTCAAATCCATATCTTAAGGCATTACTGAAAGATGGATTCGGTTGGTAAATAGGAAGGCTTCTATTATCTTGTTCAAAGGCTACTAAGTATCTTGCTTTAGCGGCATCTGTGGAATTGGCAGGTAACTTCACACCAGGAAGGTCGGTTTGACTACCATAATCTCTACTCCAAGAGTGAGAGGTAAGTAAACCAAATCTACCTTCAACTATGTCTTCTGTTACAACTGCACCAATAACCACATTACCAAAATCGTTGATTTCCATAGTATGTCAATCTCCTATTTTAATTTCTTTTTCTTAATTCTTGGGCTAATTGTTTTGGGTCTTCCAAATCAATCTCTTCATCACTATCGCCACCCAAAAGCGGTACTTTTGAAGAAGAGCTTTGCTTATTAGGAACTAAAGATACCATCTCTTGTATCATGAAGTCTAGAGTAGTGTCAGATAAAGCTAACAGAGTTTCTCTATTTTTATTAAAATATTCCTCGTCCTTAGTCAATTTGGCTTCGGTGAATTTTACTTTAATAGATGCGATCTTATCTGCTTCTGATTTTTCCTTCTCTACTTTATCTTTAAACTCTACTAAAGATGCAATCTCGGTTTCTTTTTCTGAAAGTACTTTAACCTTATCTGCTAATTCAATCTCTTTTTCTGAAAGTTTAGTTTTAAGATTATCAATTTCAGTCCTTTGCTCTTCAACTTTATTCTTTAAAATATCTAGTTCTTCCACAGGGGTTTCCTCCTTATTTTTAGAAGACATTGCTAGAAATGGGGTTCTACCCATATAAGCAGGTAAACCCACAACCGCTAAGCCATTTAAAATTACACCTTTTAAAACTTCTATATCATCTTCTATACTCGAATCTTCGTAAGAAACTTCCCAAGAAACTTGAGGAAGTGTTCCTTTTTTAAACATTTCTTTTAGAAGGGTAATTTCTTCTGGCTTTTCTTTTTTCCAAAGTGCAGCAAGGGCTATTAGTTTATTACTCTCTTCTAACAATTGGGCAATAGTACCAATAGGTTTGCCATGAGCTTCTGGATGACCATCTGAAATTTCTTTTTCTGCCATTTTAATTGGAGAAAAAAGTCCTGTTCGGATCATATTTGGAAATTCCTCTTTAGGAATTTTCATCTTATTAGCATTTGGCAAATCATCAGTAACTACTATCTTAGCCCATTGGTAGTAAGGATTTAAACTAACTGAAGCGAAAGCTTCTCCTTCATCTAGCAACTCTATATTAGTAGTTAATAAAGTATTATTATTCATAAATCCTCTATTTAGAACGGGTTTCCAAAAGACGTATTTCAATATATATTATAGCAAGTTTATTGAAATAATGTATAAAATAGTAAAAAATATTGCTATTCTTGGTCTTCTGGTTCTTTTACTGGCTCTTTTTTATTATTATTTTGATTTGTATCGGGGCTAGTAAAAGGTTGAGCCTCAAAAGGATTTAATCCTAATTTTTCTAATTTTTCAGTCTCTGCTTTTCTCTTTTCCAATTCCTCATTTAATACATATCCAAATGCACCATCTAAAGTAGTTCTGGATATATTACCAGTATCATATAAATATTTCATAGAAGAAATAAAGTCTGCAAATGCTACTAAATTAATCTTAGCAAATCTAACACTGGGGGTAGATTTAAATCCATTTTTCTTTCCCGTTTCTATTACAATATTATTTATAATTTTATATATCTGTCTTTGCATACTTTCCATAGATTTAACGGCAGACACAGATGCGAACTCTGGATCAGATGATTGAGTTCTTTCATTCTCTCCTACAGTTAGAATTCTTGGGAACCCCATAGCAAAGAATATATCTTGATTAACTTCAATATATTTTTTCTCGTTTAATAGGGCTGCTACATCTGGATATACCCAAGTTATTTTTAAAGTATGGTTGGCAAATAATTGAAATATTTTTTCTAGGTCTCTACCGCCGGATTGTCTCCAAGACATTTGATCTTTTAGATCATCAAAAGCTGTAGAGTCATCTTCAGTTATTGGGTATTCATCACTACCTAATTGGAATAACTGAATAGCTGTAATAACTCTGGATGAGATTGAATAATCCATTCTTCTAAGATTTCTCTTGTGTTTTAAGGCTTCTAGAGATGCAAATAGATATGGGACTGGATATGGAGACTTTGTAGTAACCTTTCTTCTAATTATATTATCGTTCTCCAATAATACTTCCTTTACCCCACTTTCAACTTGAGCAACAAATTCTGGAAATAAAGTTTTTAGTTGGATATAAAGATTTTCATCTTTAGTTCCATCTGGATATTTACCTTTATTTTTTATGAATATAATCAAATCTTCTGGAATGATAACATAATAAGAGGGCTTATCAGTCATGAAAGTTGAGTTTATTTTTATAGTTGTTGGATCTCTCAAGAACATAGATGTTGGTAAAGTTAGAGTAGAGTACTTTTTAACTCCCATAAGCTCTAGTTGTTCTTTACTAACAGCAGAATATGAGACTTCTGGAATTACCAGTCCAGATAATAGATATTCTAAAGCACAATTTTCTGCAAACTCTTGTAAGAATGGTTGTAATCCTAAGAAAGCTCTAAACTCATTTTCTGATAAGTTATTTTTTTCTAGTATTATTTCTGTAATACCTATATCTACTGTCTTATTAATAACAGTGGATGCTATAGGATCTCTTTCATAAAAAAATCTACAATCATTAACTACTTTTTTGAAATTCTTATGATCTACTATTTCTAATTTGTCTATATCTGCTGGAGACCAGATATTTACATACCTAGTTGGAGAAGATATAAATGCTGCTTTTGCTAATTTTATCATTTTAACCGCCTAAAAACCATTGTGATCCAGCTAATTTTTTCTTAGCTGATTTTAATTCTAATTTCTCTCTGTATAAATAATAAGCAAGGGAGGCACAAAGAAGTGAAGATGTAAAGTGATCTTCACCTTTCTTACCCCCTCTTTCTGTCAATGTTCTATATACTATATCTCCAGTAGGAGTTCTAGAATATGTCATTCTTTCTAATTCAGTAATAAATTCTAAATCTGTGGAAGTGAAAACAAGTTTATGGTTATTTGCATATTCCTGTAAAACTCCGACAGAAAATGGTTTAGTCTTACTTTTAATTTCGTTTCCACTAGCATCTGTTCCTAAAACTATAGATGAGGAAAAATTAATGGGGATTATCTTTTCTTTGAAATTTTTATGGGAAAAGTCATTATGTTCTTGTAGTCTAGGAACAACTGCCTTACCAGCAGATCCCTCATCAATTCCTATAATTATAGGATTAAATTTAGTGTCTAGCCAATCTATAATCTTCTCTTGAATAAAGTAATTAACTTTATCTAATCTAATTCTCCCATGAAATTTTAATCTTCCATTTTTATCTTCGTATAAAATTACAATTGCTGTAGGATCTGTATAACCTAAATCTATTCCAATAATACATACAGAATTTCTATCTGGCAATCCTGGAAATAAAGATAATCTATTTACATATTCAACTAAGTTATCATGTGAAGCTAGGCCATCTAAAGTCA